GTCTTTTCAAATATTCTTGTTGCTTCCGCTTTGTCGTCTCCGCTGTACTCAAACCATTCGTTACAATCGCTACCGCTGTAACTCAACACTAAATATACTATCTTCATTTTATAGACCTGCTTTCTCCCACCATTTATGGCTGTGGGCACCTAGTAATATAAAATCTCTCTTAGTTTTTCTTCTAGACTTTGTTGACCTCTCCAATTGTTTTCGCCAGCGTACCAATTCTCCGCTAAGTCATGGCAACTATCGCCCCAGTCCCAATCGCTTAGGCTTTCAATGTCGTCGTTGGTGGCTTCTTTTAATTCGTCTAGCAAATTTTTACATATCGACACTACTTTATTATCTTCGTTTGTTTTAATCGCACGGATTAGTTTGTGCTTCAATTCTATTTTAGTCATAGATTTCCTCCTCCAAGTAAAATCTCGCTACGCTTGTTATACTTTCGCATTCGTTTTTTACAGCCTCCGTTGTGTCATAAATGTCTCTCGCTTGTAAATAGTCATAAGCGTCGTCGTTTGTGCTTATGGCGTCATAGACTGCGTCGCTAATTTTCCCGTCAAGGCTAACATTGTTTAAGTCCCAATCGGCAATTACTGCGCGCAAAACGTCTCCTGCTGTGTCGCTCAAGTCTTTTCCCTTGAGCAACATTTTTAAATCTTCTTTAGTCATTGTCTTCGTCTCCCTTCCGCAATAATTCGCACTCTTTATATGCCGATATCGCTCTCGCTCTCTCATTTTCTAAGCAATCAATTTGTAATTGGAAACTATAATCTAATTCCTTAACTGCTTGTAGTCCCTCTTTCGTCGCTAATTCTAGCGGGCTTGTTGCCGCCTTTACCATGTCGGTATAGCGCGTGCCGGTTAGCCCTGTTAAGATTATGAACATATCGCTTTTAGTGGAAAAATCATAATCGTTGAACATTTCTATGTAGACGTATTTTCCGCCCCATTCAATCGCCTCGTTGTCGACGTACGCGTGTAAATGCGTGCCTCTAAACTCTCTATCGGCCTCTTCTATAATGCTATCAACTCCGCGTCTTTTGCTTAATTCTTTTATGTTGTCTTGAATAAATACGGACACTATCGCGTTGATTTTTTCAAGCGCAAACTTTCTATTGAGTAATAGCAATTGATAATCTTCTCGCTCCCTCTTGCCAGCCGTTAGGCTTGCTAATTGGGCGATTGCGGGCTTGAACTCGCTTTCGTCTAAGTACTTTAAAAACTTCTTTCTCATTTGTTGGTTAATCATGTTAACCCTCCTTTATGCCTGTCTTTTCAGCGTGAGTAGGCAATCTCTCACGGACGCCAGCATTCGCTAGCGTTTCGACTTAATTGTATAATTCTACTTCAATATCTTCCGTGATTTCGGTTGCTTTGATATAGTCTTCGCCTGTCTCGTCAAACTTTGGGATGGCTTCGATATAAAACTCTCTTGTGCCTCTACTAATTTCGACACTTCCCCATTCTTTTAGTTCTTTCGTTTCGTCGTGCGTCAGTTTAATTTTAGTCATTTTCTTCGTCCTCCATTATTGTTATTTTACATTTTTCTACAATCTCGTTCGTTACATAAAACCTCACTATGCCTGTTAATGTTCCTTCGCCGTCTTCTATTGCGTCCTGTACGTCGTCAGGAACTGCATGCATAAGATAATGGATTGTAAAATCACCGCAATTTACGTCTTCTATGGCGTCTCTTGTCAAGTCGTCTACGTCCCGCTCTCCGCGCTCTCCATTTTCCAAAATGCTATTAACTCGCAAGCAAGCCAATTGCGCCAACGGATATAATTCTTCAAAACCTTCAACTTTTATTTTGGTGAATTTAGCCATAAATAACCTCCCCGAATATCGCGAATTGTAAGATTGCTTCGCTGTCCATGGCGTCGCCATATTTTGCAATGTCGTTAAAGTCTTTAAATCCGTCTTCGTCGCCTTCACAAGACTTAAAGAACAAATCGCTTCCCTCGATTAAATTTTCCAGCGTCAAGGCGTGCGCCTCGCCTTCTACGTCCACGATTTCAAAATTGTCGCCGTTAACAAGCATTTGAACAAACACGTCCTCTAAGCACACGTTAAAGTCATGCTCTTTGAATAATTTAGTAACTTGCTTTTTGGCTTTTTGATAGTCTTCTTCCGCATAGTTTACGCTGTCAAAAGCGTTGCATATACTAAGCCCGTCGCTTAGTAAGTTGCTATATGTCTCCCTATCTACGAATTCTAAACCTTCCATATAAAAATCTCTCTTTCTAACCTATCTCTTCAGTAGCGGGCGGTTGTCTCCGCTAGACGCCCGCGAGGGCGTTTCGATTATTTAGTATTTTGATAGCGTTTTTATGTCGTCTAAGATTTCGATTAACTCGCTTTTTTGCAAGCGTCTAAGTGCTTGCATTACAGCGCTTTTAGGGCTGAATTTCCAAAATTCACAAACTGCATTTTGATAACTATCGTTGTGGCCTGTGTATTCATAATATTGGTTGTTAGGTCTTGCGTGTCCTAGAAACGCCCAGCCGAACCGGTTGGCATGTGCATTGATAAAAAATGCCTCGCCGTCGGTTGTTACTATTTCAACGTCTAAATCATAGCCGACGCCCATAGTCATTCCGTAAACCTTGCAAATTTCGCAATAGTTAACGCGCCCTATTTTTTCTACAATAAGCCCACGTAATTCTTCTTTAGTCATATAAATGACCTCCCTTGTTTTAACCTATCTCTTCAGTAGCGGGCGGTTGTCTCCGCTAGACGCGTATTTCTACGCGTTTCGATTTTGTTTAGTCGTTTGTATACGTTGTTAATTCTATGCTTTCGTACGGGCTTTTAATTCTTATCGAATAGCCATTCATATAAATATCGTCAAATGTTATGCGGATTGTTAAATGGCCTCTTACAACCTCCATTTGACAATATTCGCCCGACTTTAAAAGCCTTGCAAAAACTGCCGTCTCTTGCGCGTTTAATTTTAATGACATATTGTTATGTCCTCCCTTTGTAACCTGTCTCGTCAGCGGTAGGCGGTTATTCCATACCGGACGCCCGCGAGGGCGTTTCGACTAGTTAATAAATATATCTTTGGCTTATGCCCTCGACGCAACCATAATTTAACGTACAATTTTCGCACAATGTGCAATCTCCGCACTTGGTGCAACTAGTGCAATATCCGCAATCGTCGCAATTCCAACAATCAACGCAATTTATACAATCCTCGCACTCGTGGCAATTTATGCAATTACCGCAATTCGTGCAATTGTAACAATTTACTAATGATTTGCTACATTTTTGCGCCATTTCCTCCGTGAAGATTAGACAATTCCATTTATTGCCGTTCGCGTCGGTGAAAAATAGTTCTTCTTTAGTCATATAAATGACCTCCCTTGTTGAGTTATCTCTTCAGTGGTAGGCGCTCAAGCCTTGCCATACGTTAGCCCTAAAGGGCTAGCGTTTCGATTTCCCTAGAATGCGCCTTCGATTTCATTTTGCAAGTAATAGGCGGCTATGCTTTCGATTGTTTGACAGCCTTCGTCGATTGCCTCGCTCATGTTTCCGCCTACGTAATTTTGCACGTAGTCGAAGGCGTCCGACGTGTAAATAAATGCGCTGTCGATTTCGCCGTATATCGCCTGTTGTACGTCGTCTTCTTCGGGCTCTCCGTCTTCTTCGACGTTAAAGCGCTCAATTGCCGAGGTTATTACCGCCTCCGCCGTATCGCTTAAATGGCCTTCTAATGCGTTTTTTAAATCCTGTAATGACATAATATATGTCCTCCCTTTGCCTGTCTCCTCAGTAGTGTGCCGGCTGTTTCCCGCTAGACGTGCCCAAGCGGGCACGTTTCGACTGAAATTATATGAATATAATTTCTTTTGTTTGGGAGTTGGTGCATAGTTGTGCATAGTTTAGCCCTATATGTTATTACTCTATATAAATACGGAGTATTGCATATCAAGTAACAATGTACGTTAAACCATACACCAATAGGCGTGTTAATGTGTATTTCAATTGTCAAAGAACATAGTATTTAAGGGCCTATTTCCACCGGTGTATAGTTTACCACGAAAAACCATACATCTAACGCCCGCTGGCGCCGTTGTCTTGATTGGTGCATGGTTTAATCGTCAAACCATACACCAACCAATTTTTAAAGTGTTTTTAATGCTCGCCTCGCCTAGATAAATCACCTACTTTCAATGGTTTGAATTGGGCTGTTGCCTTAACCATGACTAAATAGTATCACAACCTAAAAAACTTGTCAAATGTTTTTAATATATTTTTAATGTCATAGGCTTAAAACGTCAGTGTTCATGGGCGTTTTTACTATGAAAAAATATTTTTCTTTTTCTCTTGCAATGTGATTTTAGAGGCTGTTTTTGGGCGCTTTTTGGCGGGCTGTTGAACATGCAACTTTACAAGTGTAAACCACTCAGCCAATCAATGCATGCCAGCAAGCGCCCGCACGTTCTTATATACGCGTGCGCGCGGGACTCGCTCGGGCTCGGGCATACGCTTGATGCTTTACACTTGTACATCGAGATAACTTACACTTGTACAGCGCCCCCCACCCTTTCGTAGTTTGTTGTGACTAACTCCCCCCATTATGAGTGGTGTAGTTTTTTAATCGAACGAAAAACGGGTTTTGTAAATATCGTTTGCATTTACAGAAAGTAAGCCATATAATATGTAAGAGAGGGGGTATTTTACATAAATGAAAAATAATATGATACAAATAAATTTAGAAGATGTAGAAAGACAAATGAAGCAATTTACCTCTAAATTGGAGATTGCGGAGTATTTTATGTGCACAGAAGCAGACTTAGACAAATTCATAAAGCGTGAATGTGAGTGCTCCTATGATGAATTAAATAAGTGCATGAGAGCTCAAGGGAAGGCGATTATAAAAGATACTCAATTTATATTGGCAAAGAAAGATAGCAAAGTGGCAATGAGATTAGGAGAGCTATATTGCGATCAAAAAGCCGAGAACGATATTGAAAGAATTGTAATTGTTGATGATTTAAGAGATGGAAAGGATTAGTTTAAGGGAACTCATAGGGTATGACTATGACACGGCATGGAGAAGCACGTGTAGATACAACATAATCAAAGGCAGCCGTAATAGCAAAAAGAGCGTTGATATGATTGGATACAGAGCTATCTATGATATCTTAGAAGATCCCTTAAACAATGTCTTAGTTGTTAGAGAGAATGAATACACGAATAGACAAAGTACATTCGCCAATATATTGAATTGCTTGGGAAGAATGGGCATACTGCATTATTTCAAGGTAAACAAGAATCCGCTAGAAATAACTTATTTACCAACAGGTCAGTGTATTTTCTTTAGGGGTGCTACCAATCCCACAACTATTACAAGTATCACGGTATCGGTAGGAATCCTAAATCGCTTGTATTTTGAAGAGGCGTTTGAGATACCTAGCTATGAAGACTTTAGAAAAATTGACGGCTCATTAAGAGGTATGGTACCCGGGCCGAAAAATTATTTTAAAATCACAATGGTACTAAATGGCTGGAATAAGGATCATTGGATCCACGATGAATTTTTTTACGATAAGTTAGCCAACAAGTATAGATTGGAAGACAATGAAGCGATACTAGAAGAAAGAGGCAAGCAAGAGTACATGGACGAAGATTTTATAGGAAACTATGGCAAGGGGCTATATTTAGCTACTACCAACTATAAAGTCAACGAATTTAGGGATGTAAACACATACGATTTAAGTGCCGCGCAAATGAAGATTCGTTCGCCTGAAATATGGCGAGTAGAATATATGGGAATGTGGGGTAACGTGCAAGGTCAGGCATATCCTGAATTTAGTAATAAGATTATAAAAACTTTAGCTGAATGTATGAAAATGGAGTTTATTGATTTTGCTATAGGTGTAGATACAGGATTGAGTAATGGACAAGGTAAGATTGTTGTCAAAGATGGAAAATTAATGGTAAGAAGCGCTACTACCGCTGTGCTCAAAGGAATTACTAAAGACTACAAAGAGCAAGTTGCATTAGGAGAATACTTTTGGACAAACGAAGGAAAAAGAGTGCCCAAGACAGAACCTCAATTATACGAAGAAATTATAGACAAAATCGAATATTGGAGAATGCTATTCCGTAATTCTAGAACGCTAATGAAAGGCACAATATACGTCTATGTAGATATTGCCGATACAGGATTTAGGCAAGGCCTTGATCTTGCTACTAGAAAAAGAGGAATATATGATGTAAAGTATATTGGTAGTACAAAACTCAAGATACAAACGAGAATAGATTTTAATCGTTTGCAAATGGCTTGGGAAGAGTACTTAGTATGCGATGTATGTGAAAATCTAATAAGAGAACTTAGAAGTTGTCATGTATCAGATGATGGAAGACCTAGAGACGACGGCAACGATCACGCTATCAATGCCGACGAATATGCAATAGCACCCAACCTAAACAGAATGGTAAGGTGGAAAGGATTTAAGGAAAGATAAAATATGGAAAATTTAAACAGCTGGATGAAGTCCAAAATAAAAAAATGGTTAGGTGGCAATGTAGAACTTCCTGATGATCCTACCAACAGTACCTATAGATTCATTAATGATGTTGAAGCTATTAAAACTTTAGATATGATTAGTAATTATGTATGGTACTCTGGCTCAAGTAATGAACTATTAAATTTCTATACGAGTAATATGGTTTCAGAGTTTTACGGGAACCCTATTTACAATAGAAACATGATTCAATACTATTGGGCATTGAGTGTAGAAGAAAACAACATCAAGAGAACTCATAGTGGAGTGCCTAGAGCCATTGTTGACACAATTGTCAATGCGGTTGGCACACCAAAGATTACAGCACAAAGACAATATTCCTTGCAATGTATCTTAGATGATAACTCTTGGAAAACATTATTGAATCAGCAACAATTACCATTGACTCTTGTAGGCGCGTACGGCGCTTTCAAAATAGATGTAAATATGAAAATTTCAAAGTATCCTATTATTTCCTATTATAATTCAATGAATTGTCAGCTTATAAAAGTGAAAAATAGAATTATAGCAATCATTTTCAAGGATTACTATAGATACGAAGATAAAGACTATATGCTATTAGATACACGTAGAAAAGAAAATGGAGACAGCATTATAGAATATGAACTATTCAAAATGCCTAACAGCAATAAAGAATCTCAAGAATTAGTTCCGCTGTCAACGATACCCGAACTATCAAGATTAGAAGATATTGTTATAAAAGGATACAATCATATATTAGGTGTACCATGTGAATTCTTCTTTGACAAAAACGGAGATAGCAAAAGTATATATGCTGGAAAGATTGATTTATTTGATGATTTAGATCAAATTATTTCTCAAAGTTCTAGTACAGTTAGAAAATCAACTCCTATTGAATACTTCCCTGCCGACCTACTCACAAGAGATAGCGAAGGTAGAGCCAAGTTGCCTAAGAGATATGATAGAGAGTTCCTAAAATATCCTGTTTCAAGAAACGGAGACGGAAGTGAAACGGGTGAGATTAAGATTACTCAACCCGATTTGAAATTTGATCAATTTGATATAGCCGCTCAAAGTATGATTAATCTAATCTTAAGCGGTATTCTAAGTCCTGCAACTATGGGATTTGGAGTCGAGAGAAGCGACAACTCATTAGCCATGCGTGAAAAAGAGAAAACTACAATGATGACTAGAAATAACATCATCACTAGGGAAGAACAAATTCTAGCTGAGTTATGTAACGTGTCACTTGCGGTATTAGACTACATCGAGGATCCTTCCATTTCTGAATGGCAAGAATATGATGTGTCAGTCCAATTCAGCACATTCGCAAACGAAACATTCGAGAACAAGATTGTTATATTAGGTCAAGCATTACAACAAAAAGCTATAAGCCCTGAGTTGTATGTCGAGAAAATGTATGGCGATACAATGGATGATTGGGATAAAAAGAAAGAGGTAGAATATATCGATAAGTCCTTGAATCAATCATTCCAGCAACAAG